GACTGGAGTTCAGACGTGTGCTCTTCCGATCTGAAGCGGGCATCTACCATGGATAGCTCCACCACGCTGGAAGTGACCCGCTATCTGGTGGAGATCGACGGCGTGACTGTCATTGACATCGACAAGTACGCCGGCAGATACTATGTGGACGGCGAGGACATCCTTGCCGAAGTGAACGCTCTGATCTGATAAGAGGATGATTTCGGCCGCTCCTTGTGGGGCGGCTGATTTTTTTAAGGAAAGGAAACATCAAGATGGGTAATCTTACTGTGAAATTCGCAAAGCCTTATAAGTTCGAGGGCACCGAGTACGACGAAGTGAATCTGTCCGGCATGGACGGCATGACGATTCAGGATATGATCGACATCCAGAAGAAACTGGCGGGCGAGATCGCAACGTTGGCAGCAGTGGAAGCTACCACCTCTTTTGCGCAGGAAGTGGCGACCAAGGCCAGTGGCAAGCCTGTGGAGTTTTTCAAGCTCATGCCCCGCGCGAAGATCAAGCAGGTGCAGACGGCGATCCTGAACAATCTGAATGCAAAGGTCAAGAACGACCCTAAGACCCACATTGTGAAGTTCGACAACGCCTACACCTACAACGGTGACAGCAAAGAGGACATCAAGGGTAAGACCTTTGAATCCGTGGACCTTTCCGGCGTGGGAGAGCTGAACACCATGAGTGAATCTATGGCGGAAAACCGCATGGTGGCAGGAGGCTTTTCCCCGGTGAATACCGGCCGCAACTACCTGTACGTCTGCATCATCGCCAGCATGGGCACCGGCTACCCGGAGGATTTCTTCACCGGGCTGCCGCTGTGCGAAGCCGCAAAGCTGCGTGACGCTGTGGACGCTGATTTTTTCGAGTAAAAGGCGGAGCAAAGGCACTGCGAAAAGCAGCGATCCAGCTGTCCATTGCGACGCACTCTAACCTGACGGACTATCTTTCCATGCCAAGGAAAGATTTGATCGAACTGTGCCAGGAGGTGTCAGACGTATGGCAGGAAATGGGGCACTAGACCTCAGCATCCGAATCATGGGCAAGGTCGATCCTTCGCTGGCACGAAGCATCAGCCAAGTAAAAGGATTGACCGGCTCCCTGACAGATGGGCTGAAAAGCACAAATTCTCTGGCGAGCGCAGCGACAAAAACGCTGGGCGCAGTCGGAAAAGCTGGATTGGGCATTATGGCGACGCTCACGGCATCTGCCACACTTATGACCAAAAAGGCAACCGACATGGCCGAGAAGTATCAAGCTCAGGCTGCGGACGCTGTCAAATATGTTGGCGGCATTATGAACGATGATGGCAGCGTCAACCAGAAAAAACGGGCCACTATGGAGGACACGATCCTCAAAATGACCACGCAGGTGCCTATCCAACGCGATGAGATGGCGCAAATCGCTGCAGCACTGGGGCAATCTGGCAAGAACTACGAACAGATTTTTTTGGACAACAAGCAGACCGGGGCGAAGAGCTACCTGTACGACACCGCTCGAATGGCTGCCGCGTGGGATATTGAAGCAAAGTCCGCGGCCGATTATATGGCAAAGTGGGAAACGGAATTCGGAAAGACCCATAACCAGATCATCGACATTGCGGATTCCATCAACTACTTAGGCGGACACATGGCAACCACGGCGGCGGAAATTGCTGAAGTGGTGAATACATCCGGCGGTGTTGGACAAACAGCGGGTGCTGACCTACACACGACCTCCGCGCTGGCGGCCACCATGCTGGCGATGGGCGTTGACACGGGAAAATCTGGAACCAGCCTGAACCGTGTGTATACGAACATGACACTCGGGAACAGCGCGACCAGAGCACAGACAGCTGCGTGGAATGCTTTGGGCTTTGACCCTGTGCAGATTGCAAAGGATATGCAGTCCACAGGGCCGAACGGTGAAGATGGGGCAGCAAGCACTCTGTACAAAGTCTTTGAAGCAATCTCGAAGCAGGATGCCTATCAGCAGACCGCAACTATCAAAACACTGTTCGGACAGTGGGCCATTGAGGGTGTCTCAAAAATTGTGGGAAATCTGCCCGCATTCCAGAACGCTTTGCTTATGGCTGGAAACACCAGCGCATACAGCGGAAGCATGGAAAAGGAACTGCTTGTCCGCTTGGACACTAGCGAAGCGGTAAGCCAGATGGCGAGCAATGCAACAGACAGACTACTCATCAATATCGGAAACCAGTTCCTCCCGGTAAAAAAAGAACTGACTTCCATGTGGATCGATATTGCAAACGGAATCACGGAAAGCTTGCCCGACCTGTCCAATCTGGCAAGCTCCATCCTGCCGCTACTGCGCACGGCGGTTGAGGGCATCGGGGCGGAAGCACAGTGGGCACTGCCGTGGATTCAGAAGGGCATTGACTATCTTGCAAACAACGGCCCGCAGGCGGCAGGCGGCATTGCTGCGATTATTGCAGCGTTTGGAGCCATGAGCATGGCTCCTGCTGCATATAGCGCAGGAAGCACCGCACTGAGCGTGGTGAAGAACCTGACAATCGGCGGCAAGGCCAGCGGCGCACCCGGCGGACGATTCGGCGGGATCACCGTCGGCAACCTGATGGGGCTACTCAGTCCGACCAGCCTTTTCCAGAACACCGTTTCCGGCGGAAAGCGGCTGTGGAGCAACCGAGGAAATATCCTGAAATCGGCAAAGATGGGCGCATGGATGGCAAACAGCTCTGGACAGGGCGGAATTGCCGGACGGCTGAGTTCTTTGGCGGGCGGCGTGATCGGCGCTTTGAACTCGGATGCGTTGACGAGTGGAAAGAAAAAGCCCATGCAGGCTGTTGCTGGGAAAATCTTCGGGGCGGCTGGCTACATCAACAACGTGGCGAACATCCCGACCAATGCGCAAAATGCAATGAAAGCGGTGGTGAACTCCAAAAATCCGACAATCAGAGGCTTCTTTGGGGCGGGATTGAGTGCTGCATTTGGAAAAAACGGCCTAAATCTGCCGGGAGCAGGGATGAAGACGCTGGGCATTTTCGGAAAGCTGGGCGGTGGCTTTATGTCACTGCTTGGAACTTTCGGCCCGGCGATTACGAGCCTTGGAACCATGGTGGCGGTGGTCTCCCTGCTGGGCGACCATTTTGAAGATGTGCGGAACATCGTCGGCCAGATATTTGGCGAGGGTGGTCTTGCCGTTTTTGATGCGTTCACAGGAAAAATCTCTGGCATTGGAGACACGATCAAACAGATCTTCGGCCAGCTCACCACCCCGGAAGGGCTACAGAGCATCCAGCAGAAATTGTCTGGCTTCAACATCGGCGGACTGAATCTGGGCGACGTGTTCTCGGCGGCAATGCCTGCCATTCAGACGGTCATGCCGCTGATCCAGTCCTTTGCGGGGGTATTCAGCCAGATCGTAGACCTCGGCGTGAACCACATCAAACCGCTGTTGGTTGAGGTGTTCGGCTTTGTTGTGAACCAGGGCATCCCGGCGGTCATGCCGCTGCTTTCTACCGTCGTCAGTCTGGTGGGCACAGTTCTTGTGAATGCCATCAAGACGGTAATTGACGTGATCGGTAAGCTGCTGCCGGTGGCGGAGCCTGTGGCACTGGGCATCATCGGGCTGGTGAAGGGCATTGTCGGCGTTGTGGTGAACGTGGTGAACGCAATTATCCGCACACTGAACAAGATCAACTTCACGGTTCCCGATTGGGTGCCCGCTCTGGGCGGAAAGCAGTTCAGCTTCAACCTGACCGAAGTGACCCTGCCGAAGTTTGCGGACGGCGGCTTTACCAATGGGCCGTCTCTGGCTGGCGAAGCAGGCACCGAAGCAATCATCAGTTTCCGCCGCTCTCAGCGTGAGCAGAACATCGACACATGGATGCAGGCTGGCAAGATGCTGGGCGTTCCCATTGCATCGGCTATGATCCAAGGCTCTGACTTCGGCGTGGCGTTCCGGCGCACGACGGAACTTGCCAACTATGCGGCGGATGCACTGGAAGGCGCAGCAGCGTCGGGCAATGCAACGGCGCAGAAGGTGCTGGATAATTCCAGAGTGCAGCAGGCGTTGAGCCTTGTCCGCAGGGCGGATGTGGCGCAGGCACAGCTTGAGTGGCTGTCCAATCTGGATAACTACGACCTGAGCAATGTGTCCCTGTTCCCGACGGCGGGCGATCCTGAGCTGACAAGGCAGAACCTTGCCATGATGGAGAACCTGCAGAACCGGCAGCAGGAAGTGAGCGTGCCGAACATTGGTGGTTCTGGCTCTTCCGGGCAGGGCGAAAGCTCCGGCGGCGGTGGCTACCAGAGAAGCTACACCAGTTCCAGCGGCAACACCTACGTTTACGCTCCGAACTTTGTGATCTACGGAAGCATGGATGCAAACGACCTGCGCTCTCTGCTGGATGAGGGCTATGAAAAGTTCTGCGAGTATGTGGAGCGGTACGAACGTGAAAAGAGGCGCACACAATATGGCACTTGATTACACAACGAAGTCCGGCGACACATGGGACCAGATCGCCTACAATGTGTACGGCAGCGAGTTGAAAACCGACTGGCTGATGCAGGCAAACCCTGAGTATATCGAGATTACCCGGTTCGATTCCGGGATGGTGCTGTCAACACCAGGCCTCCCAACTGAAAAGAGCGGCACCCTGCCGCCATGGAAAGCGGGTGCCTGATATGTTGTTGACAGCAGCGAGGCCCAAAGGAAGACAGGCAGCAATCCTGCTGAAATATGAGAACAAAGATATTTCGGCAGAGATTGCCCCTGACATTGAAAGTTTTCGGTATACGGATGTGGCTGCATCCCAGAGCGACAGCGTAAGCATCACGGTAAACGCCCGGGCCAAGAAGTGGAAAAACGACTGGATGCCGGAGAAAGGCGTGAAACTCTACCCGACCATTGCCGTCAAGGACTGGAACATCGGCGGCTACCGGGATTACAGTGCCGAGTGCGGTACTTTTGTGCTGGACGATCTGAGCTTTTCCAGTACCCCGGACACGCTGACGATGGGCGGCGTGGCAAAGCCGAACGACACCAGTTTCAGCGAACGAAACCGCACCTTCACATGGAAGAAAACCAGCGTGAAGAAGATTGCGGAGGAAATCGCCGGACGGTACGGGCTGGAATTGAAGTTCGACGGCGACGACCACGACATTGATGCAAAGGAGCAGGATGCCACTGACAGCGCGTTCCTGCAAGACCTCTGCGACACCTATGCGCTGGTTATCAAGGTGTACACGGAAAAGCTGTGGGTGTATGACCGGGAAAAGTACAAGGCCAAGGATGCCGTGTGGACGGTATACGAGGTAGCTCCGCTCACAGACCCGACCGCTCTATGCGTGGAAGAGGGCAGCTTTAAGTGGAGTACAAAGCTGACAGGGACATACACCGGCGGCGTGTACACCTACACAAACAAGCGAAAGAAGATCGACATCAACGTCAAGGTTGGTACCGAGGAACGGCAGTTGAAGCTATCTGGCAAGGTAAGCAGTGAGGCGGATGCAAAAGCTCGGCTGATCGCAAAGCTGAAAAACGCCAACCACGGCGCAACGACCATCAGCTTTACCGTTCCGGGCTACCCGGTGGGAGCATCTGCCCAGTGTATCAATGTGGTGGGCTTTGGGAAAATGGCTGGAAAATACTTCATCGACGAGATGGAGCACAGCTATTCTCCCTCCGGCGGCTACAAAACGCAGATCAAGGCCAGCAAAGTAGAACAGGAGGAATTTGCATGAGCGAGTTCAGAATTGGCTATGTGAGTTCCATCGACTACGAGAATGCTTTGTGTGAAGTCCACTACCCGGATCGGGACGATACCGTGACCGAGAAAGCGCCGTTCATTTCCAATCGGGAATACCGTATGCCGGAGGTGGAAGACCTCGTGGCGGTTCTGCACCCGGGAGACAGCCCGGAAGACGCTGTCGTGCTGGGTACGATCTGGAACGAAAAAAACAAACCGGCAGAGGGCAAGAGGGGAACATACCGCAAGGAGTATTCCAACAAGAACGGACAGGCGTACCGAAAGTTCGATGCAGACGCAAAGGAACTGACGGATAAGGTGAAGGGAAAGAAAATCCTCGAAGCCGAAAGTCTGGAAATAAAAGTGGGCGGTGCAACGGTAACGGTGGGCAAAAGCGGGGCGGTTACGATCAGCTCCCCGGCGGGAATCACCATCAAGGCTGCGGGAACCATGGAACTGTCTGCCAGCACCATCACGGCCAGTGCAGGAACGGTGAACATCACCGGCGGCGGTGGCGACGTGGTGGTGTCCGGCAAGTCCTTAGTGAACCACACGCACAAGGATAGCCTCTCCGGCGACACTACTCCGCCCGTGTAAGGAGGTGCTGATATGTATGTGGGAATTTTCGGAGACGTGATATTCTCCGTGGGACACCTGCGGACGCTGACGCTCTCCAACTTCAAGGGGACTTCCGGAGCAAAGTGGGTGGACCATGAAGTGATCGGCGGAAAGGCAAAGTCGGAGTACATCGCTCCAAAGCTCATGCAGTATACCTGCGACATTCTGCTTGATGCCGACCACGGCGTGAATCCGAGGAAGATGCTGAATCGGTTGAAGCAGATGACGGAAAACGGAGAAGTCCATTATTTCATCATCGGCTTTGCCCCGTTGTCAAAAAACAGGTTCACCATTACCAGCATGAGCGACAGCTGGGATGCTGTGATAAAGCATGGCCTGCTGGTGCAGTGCAAGGTGAACCTGACGATAAAGGAGTATGTGGGATGATCGACATCGGCAGCACGGTGCTTGCTCTGTCCGAAGACAGTGCAGCGCAGGAAGAAGTACAGGATGTTACCCGGTGCTTGCGCACGCTGTACTCAACCCCTCTTGGCAGTCAGGAGGGAGACCGAAGCCTTGGCATTGACCAAGGTGTTTTTCTTGATAAGCCCATGGAAGTGGCAAAGGCCCTGTATGTGCGGGAGGTAACGGAACGCACAGCAGAATTTGAACCCCGGGCACAGGTGGTGCGGGTGGACTGGCTGGAAAGCAAACTGAAACAGGGCGAAGTGATCCCGAAGGTGGTGTACGAGCTTGTCTAAAATCAAAGAGTTTGAAAACATTCCCGAGATCGACATTGACGGGGCGGAAACGCTGGAAGAAGCGGTCGAGGACTGCAAAGCCCTATATGCAAAGTTCGACAAGGAGCTTGACGGAACGGAAAGCACCCCGCTGGCGCGATGCAATGAGGCACGGCTTCTCCTGCTGACGCTGGCGCACCGCTCCCACCATGTGATCGAGTATGCGACGGCAGCTCTGAAAGCACAGCTGCTCCCCACCAGCACAGGCACCAATCTGGACAACGTGGCTGCTCTGGTTGGCACGGAACGGTTGCAGGCTGGATGTGCCACGACGGTGCTGCGGTTTACCCTGTCCGCTGAAAGAACCAGTGTTACCAGCATCCCGGAAGGGGTGCAGGTGCGCACGGCGGACAAACGGTATTTCTACACGTCGGAGTATGCAGAGATTCCGGCTGGCGAGCTGACGGTGGACGTTCCGGCGGTGGCGGCGGATGCAGGCGCAGACAGCACCGGCATTGCGGCTGGTGAAGTCAACGTGCTGGTAGACCCGATCCCGTATGTTGCATCTGTGGCGAACACGTCTGCCACCAGCGGAGGCACTGAAACGGAAAGCGACGATTCCCTCACCGAGCGGGCATATCTCGCACCGTCCAACACGTCGGTGGCCGGGCCGCCCGATCTGTATGAGTATTTCACCAAGAGCTGGCGCAGCGATATTTCGGATACGAAGATCATCTGCGAGGATGGCTATACCATCTACATCTATTTCCTGCTGGCGAATGGCCGCCTGCCTACCGCGGAGGAATGCCGGGAGCTGGAACGATACTTTGCAGAGGTAAAGAAGCCGATGGGTGATCTGGTGGTAGGAACGCCCCCGGCGGAAGTGCCGTACAACATCGACCTGACCTATTACATTGCATCCAGCAATACGAAGAACGCTTCCACGATCCAAGCAAATGTGAAACAGGCTGTTGCAGATTACCAGACATGGCAGAGGAAGATCGGCAGGGATATTGACCCGGCAGAGCTTATCATGCGTGTCCGGGAGGCGGGAGCCAAACGCCCACGCCTGACGGCCCCGGTGGATACAAAAGTATCTGAAATCCAAGTAGCGAAGATGGCAAGCTGCAACATTGTCTACGGAGGAATCGAAGATGATTAAACTCCAAGATACGGGCCTGATTGAGGGCCTGCCGCCCGGCATTGCAGAGCAGCATTGGGTAAAGGTGCTGGATGCTGTGTTTCGGGAACGGCAAAAGAAGGAGCTGGAAGCGGTCCGCAAAGTCTTTGTCTACACGGCTATTGATTCAGCCCCGGAGAACATTCTGGATATTCTGGCGGTGCAGTTCAAGGTGGACTGGTACAGGGATGATTACCCCATCGAAACCAAGCGCAGGGTCATCAAGACGGCCATGGAGGTGCGGCGGTACTGCGGCACCGAGTGGGCGGTGAAGCAAGCAATCTCCGCAATCTATCCGAACTCGGAGATCGTGGAGTGGTACGACTACAACGGCACACCGGGACACTGGCGGCTCCGAGTGAATATCACAGAGAATGCCGACATTGCCTATTACACCATCAAGAGGATGGAAAGCCTGCTGGGGTATGCCCGCCGCTGCACGGCGCATCTGGAAGGAATCAGCTATCTAATCTTCAACAGCGACGCTCACTCCTACATCGGCACCGGCTACCACGGCACCGCGCAGCGAATATCTGCCCGGATCACCGGCACCCTGCGCCCGAAAGACCACAAGGCCGTCACATACGCCCCGGCGGGCTGTGCTGCGTACCGTATGCAGATGGCAGCCCGCATCAAGGGCAACATCCGCCCGGCAGACCATACCGCAACAGCCCCGGCCCAGGTGGGCGTGGCGGCTTTCCGGCAGCAAATTGAAATCAAAATTGGAGGTAACACATGAGTTGGAATAACAGTCTGTATACCAACATCGGCACGGACATGATGTCCGAAGTGCTTTCCGGCGCGACCATGACGATCACCAAAGCCGTGGGCGGCTCCGGCACCACGGCGGCGGAATCGCTGGAGGCTCTGACCGACGTGAAAGAGCAGAAGCAGACCCTTAAAATCCTTGACATCGAGGATGCAACCGACAGCAGCGGCAACGGTGCTGGCAAGCGCATCAAAATCCAGATCACCAATGGCGATGTGGAGACCGGGTACATCCTGCATCAGGTCGGTATCTATGCGAAGCTGGCAGACGGCGAGGAAACCCTGCTCATCATCATGCAGGATGACCGCGGCGTGGAAATCCCGTCCCACACGGAGAACAGCGACTTCGAGATCGAACTTTACGGCATCATGGCAATCTCAAACCTTGCCAACATTTCCGTTACGGTTGACCCGAGCGCGGTTGCATCCGTGGCGATGGTGAAGAAGCAGATCGCACAGGCCAACACAAAAATCGACAAGACCAAAGAGGACTTGCAGAAGGAAGTGCAGCAGGCCTATTTGCCACTGACTGGCGGCACGATGACTGGCCCTATCATCATGCCCGGCGGTGGCTCTGCCCTCAGCATCGAGGACAACGCCGCAACGCACAACATGGTCTATCGCGGCAAGGCACTGGGCACCAGCGTCACGAGCGAGCAGTGGGCAGCCATCAAGGCGGGCACGTTCAAAGACCTGTATCTTGGTGACTACTGGTCTATCGGCGGCGTGGACTACCTGATCGCTGCTTTCAACTACTGGCTTACCTTCGGCGACACCGCCTGTAACACGAATCATCTGCTTGTTGTGCCGCGGAACAATCTGTACACCGCTGGCATGAACAGCAGCAACATCACCACTGGCGGATACGTCGGCAGTGAGATGTACAAGACCGGGCTGGCACAGGCGAAGACCACGATCAACAACGCATTTGGCTCTGCGCACATCCTGAACCATCGGCAGTATCTGGTGAACGCCGTCACCAGCGGCGCACCGACTGGCACGGACTGGTATGACAGCACGGTTGAGCTTATGAACGAAAACATGGTCTATGGCGGCAGACAGTTCAGCCCCATGCCGAACGGTGCAACTGATCCGTGGAACACCTGCCGCAACTACACGATCGACAAATCGCAGCTGCCTTTGTTCCACCTTGCCCCGTGGCTAATCTGTAACCGTCAGTGGTATTGGCTGCGAGACGTCGTCTCGGCAGCCGGTTTCGCGGATGTCGGCAGCAACGGCGCTGCGGACTGCAACGCTGCCAGCAACGCCGGTGGCGTTCGTCCCGTCGTCGGTATCTGCT